CATCGTCGTCTCGACGCGCCTCGACCGGCTTTCGCGCTCGACCCATGACCTGCTGCAGATCATCCCCCAGCTCCAGGAGAGCAACGTGACCCTGTTCTTCTGCGAGCAGTTCGGGGACGTGCCCATCGTCTACCCGCGCGCGAGCGGGGCCAAGGGCCTGCGGGCGAAGTTCGACATGAACCAGATGACCAACCAGATCATGCTCATGGTGCTCTCGGCCGTGGCCGAGCTGGAGCACGGCCTGATCAAGGACCGCTTCGCCGACGGCAAGGTCGACTGGGCCACCCGGGGCTACAGCATCGGCGGAAGCGTGCCCTACGGCTACCGGAAGGTGCGCGAGCGCCACGGGAACAACGGCCGCGTGCGCCTGGAGCCGGTGCCCGACGAGCAGCGCGTGATCCGCACGATCCAGCGCCTGTCCGACCGCGGCCTGGGGCACCAGAAGATCGCGACCCAGGTGCGCTCGCTCCACGCCAACGCCCGGGACATGAACCGCCACAAGGTGCGCCGGATCCTTGAGCGCAAGGAGCAGGGCTTGCATTACGAGCACGTTTGATATGGGCTATACTCCCGGGGGTTGACGCCCCCGGAGGCCCGCCATGAGCGCCTTGGAAGAGATTCAGTTCTGCATCAAGAAGGTCGAGGGCATGCTCGCCCAGGACTACATGACGACCCCTGTGCGTCAGATCCTGACCGAGATCCTGGCCAGCCTTACCTCCGCCGCCGCGGACCTAAGCGAGTAACGTGGCGATCCAGGAGGGCTGGGGCAGGGGTACCTGGGGCCTAGGCGCCTGGGGCACGCCCCTGTACATCGATGTCCCCGTCACCGGGGTCCAGACCACCTCCGCCCTAGGCACGCCCCTGGTCGACGCCGAGGCGAACGTCCCGGTCACCGGCCTGGGGATTACCAGCGGCCTGGGCACCGTATCGGTGGTCGCCAAGGCAAACGTGAGCCCCGACTCCCAGGCCATCACCTCGGCCCTAGGCACCCCTGCGGTTACAGCCATCGGGAACGTCTTCCCCGCCGGCCAGGCCGCCACGGCGGGCCTGGGCACCCCGGAGGTCGACGCCGGGGCCGTGGTCGAGCTCACGGGCTTCCAGGTTAACAGCGCCCTGGGGACGGTGGATATCGTCGCCAAGGCCAATGTGGTGCCCACGGGGCAGGCGACGACGAGCGCCCTGGGCACGGTCTTCATCTCGTTCGGGATTACCCTGACCCTAGACGGTCAAGGCATGACCAGCGCCCTGGGCACGCCCATCGTGGACGCCGCGGCGATCGTGGAGCTCACGGGCCTGGGTATCACGAGCACCTTGGGCAAAGTTCTGGTCTATGGTGAAATTGACACCGACCAGACGCCGAACTATGCGACGATTAGCACGACCCAGTCTCCGGGCTATACTCCCGTGGACACGAGCCAGTCACCAAATTACGAGGACATCCCGGCGGCGCGAGACGCTGCCTGATCAGTGAGGGAATAGCATGGCCACTTACGTCAACGACTTGCGCCTGACCGAGCTCGCCACCGGCGAGGGCTCCGGGACCTGGGGTACGACGACGAACACGAACCTGGAGCTCATCGGCGAGGCCCTGGGCTACGGCACGCAGGATGGCTTTCCGACCGACGCCGATGCCACTACCACGGTCGCTGACGGCGCCTCGGATCCGGCTCGCGCCATGTACTTCAAGGTGACCTCCTCGGCCACCCTGACCGCGACCCGCACCCTGACCATTGCCCCGAACACGGTCAGCCGGGTGATGCTCATCGAGAACGCCACCACCGGCTCCCAGTCCATCGCCATCTCCCAGGGCAGCGGCGGCAACGTCACCATCGCCAGCGGCCAGACTAAGATGGTCTACCTCGACGGGGCGGGTTCTGGCGCGGCTGTGGTTGATGCCCTGGCGGATCTTGAGCTGGGCACCATCACCGTCGCCGACCTCACCGCCACCACTGCGGACATCAACGGCGGCACCATCGACGGCGTGACCATTGGCGGGTCGAGTGCTGGGGCGGGTACGTTTAGTGGGCTGACGGTTGAAAACACTGACGCAACTATTACGCTTTCTGGTACTCGTGGAACTGGAGACACGCACACAATCGCTACGGCAGGTGCAAATAGTCAAAACTTAAACATTAGTGCTGACGATTCTATATTTCTTAGAACATCTGACACAGTTCAGCGCATAGGTATTTTCTCAGGCGGCGACATCTCCTTCTACGAGGACACCGGCACCACGCCTAAGTTCTTCTGGGATGCGAGTGCGGAGTCGTTGGGGATTGGGACGAGTTCGCCATCAACTTTCTTAGATATTGATGCATCCCAGTCAGTTTCTTATGGGGCCACCTCTAACAACGATGTTTATTTTGAGATAGCCAACAGAACAGAGGCTAATGGTCAATTTAGCGGTATGCGTTTCTTAACAGAAAACGCAAGTGGCGTTGCGTCTTGGTGGAACGTAGGTGCTATATCCACAGCCAGTAATTACGATACTGATCTGGTTTTTCAGCAACGCACAGGCGCTGCAACCTATTCGGAAGCCATGCGCATCGACTCCAGCGGCAACCTCGGCTTGGGCGTGGTGCCGAGTGCTTGGGGCGCAAGCTACAAAGCATTGCAGTTTGCTTCTGGTGCTATTGCTGGCTTTAGCACTACCGCGCTTGACCTTTACGGGAACGCCTATGACAGCGGCACGGGCGCTTGGAAATATTTGAACTCGTCTCAAGGGGCAACCCGATACGCTGCTTTCGATGGGCAACACCAATGGTTCAACGCCCCCTCCGGCACCGCAGGCAACGCGATTTCGTTCACGCAGGCGATGACGCTGGATGCGAGTGGGAATCTCGGGATTGGGACGAGTTTGCCTACGGCTAAGCTGCATATCTTGGCTGACACCCCTGTACTAATGAATAATGCTGCTGGTACTTCAGAAGGCAAATTTGATTATGTGGATTCCGGCGCAACGCTGCGGATGCACAACTTTTTTGGAACGGGGTCAAACATTACGTTCTTGACTAACCCCAATAGCGGCGCAGTCACAGAACGCATGCGCATCGACTCCAGCGGGAACGTCGGCTTGGGGTTAGTGCCAAATACTTGGAGCGTAGGCAAGGCGCTTGAACTTGGGTTTGAAGGCAATGCTCTTTGGGGTAACGCTGCCGACGAAGTAATTGTTGTTCAAAACGCTTACTACAACTCAGGTTGGAAATACGCTACAACACGGCCTGCTACACATTACTCCCAGTACAACGGCGGTCATCGTTGGTTTACGGCTGCATCTGGCACCGCTGATGCCGCCTTGTCGTGGACGCAGGCGATGACGCTCGACTCCAGCGGTAACCTGCTGGTGGGGACGACGAGTAGCACGGTTGCAAACCCCGGAGTGGTCCTCTACCCCTCTGGGCAGCAAGCAATCGGACACGCAAACGGAACCGTTAGCGGTACGGCATTTTCGTCATTTCTCTATAACAACGGCGTTATCGGTTCAATCAGCCAAAATGGCACCACTGCCGTTCTTTACAACACCTCCTCCGACGCTCGCCTAAAGGAAAACATCGCGGACGCAGAGGACGCCGGGGCCAAGGTAGACGCTATTCAGGTTCGCCAGTTCGACTGGAAAGCTGACGGCTCGCATCAAGACTACGGCATGATCGCCCAAGAGCTGATGACCGTTGCGCCTGAAGCCGTAAGCGGCGACCCCGAGTCTGACGACATGATGGGCGTGGACTACAGCAAGCTAGTGCCCATGCTCGTTAAAGAAATCCAATCCCTACGCGCCCGTGTCCATGCGCTTGAAGGTAAGTGAGGTAAAGACGGCTACCGACCCCGCCCAGTGGGCGGTATTTCGCAGGCAGGAGCTGATACACGAACACCTTGACCAGCACGGGATGAAGAACCCCATCGTGGTCAACAGCAAGAACGAGCTTCAGTTTGGCGGGTGTCGGTTGCAGTACGCGGTGCTAAGGGGTCTGGAGGAGATTGAGGTTATAGTCACCGACGACATGGACGAGGTTCGGAGACTGCAAGACGAACAGTCACTTTTTGAGTACACGTTCCTGCCGGAACAGTACATTGAGCGAAAACAAGGAGCATAACCATGGCAGCAACTATGAACTGGCAGATCAGCACGTTAGAGCGTGAACTCGCAGACGGGGGAGTTATCGTGGCGCACTGGAGAATTTCCGCCTCTGAGACCGTTGGCGAAGATACCTTCTCCGCTTCCAGCTACGGCACCTGTGGCTTTACCCCTGATGCCTCTGCGCCTGACTTCGTGGCCTATGACAGCCTTACGGAAGCGACCGTGCTGGGCTGGCTGTGGGCTGACGGCGTGGACAAGGACGCAACCGAGGCGGCGCTACAAGCCAATATCGACGCGCAGAAGAACCCCACGACCGCTGATGGAGTGCCGTGGTAATGGATACTTTCTTCGCACTGTTCGACGCTCTCCCTGCTTGGATCAACGCCATCACGGCATTGGTCACGGCAGCTACGGCTATCACCGCTCTCACTCCGAGCAAGACCGACGACAAGTACGTCAGCATCGCCCTGCGCGTGTTAAATACGATTGCCGGGAATGTGGGCAAGAATAAGAACGCCGATGATGTAGAATAGCCAGGGGGCGGGGTGATGGAGCGCAGCAATGATCGACCCGATCACGGCCATCACCGCCGCCACCACGGCGTACAAGACGGTCCAAAAGTTAGTCGCGGCTGGCCGCGATATTGAAGACACCATGGGCCAGCTGGCCCAGTGGTACGGCGCGGTTTCTGATTTAAACGAAGCAGAGCGCCAGGCCAAGAACCCTCCCCTGTTCCGGAAACTGATCGCCTCCAAGAGCGTTGAGCAGGAGGCGATGGAGCTTTTCGCCCACAAGAAGAAGATCCAGGCCCAGGAGCGCGACCTGCGCGAGATGCTGCTCTACAGCTATGGGAAAGAGGGCTATAGCGAGATGATGGCCATGCGGAAGCAGATCCGCGCCGACCGCGAGAAGGCGGTCTACGCCCAGGCCAGGAAGCGCAAGGAGCTCTTCTGGAACACGGTCACGTTTGTGGTTATCCTTGCACTGGTCGCCGGTTTCGGTGGCTTACTTTATTTGGCGCTGGGAGCGATAAAACAATGATCACGATCGACGGTAAAGAGTACGACCCCGAGACCTTTGAAGGCGAGGCCAAGATCCACTTTGAACAGGTGGCGGCCATCCGCGAGCAGCTGGGTCAGATCAGCAACCAAATCGGGCAGCTGCAGCAAGCTGGCCTGAACCTCCAGGTCGCCCTGGGCTGGCGTGAGCAATCGCTCATCTCGGCCGTGACGGCCTCGGAGGATGATGACGAAGAGGCCGCATAAGGACGTGATCGACATGGCTACCAATGACGTGCTGAACGAGCGATTGAACGCTCTCCACGGGGATCTTTCCGAGGTCAAGTCAGCCCTGGCTCAGCTATCGGAGGCTATAACTAAGCTGGCCCTCGTTGAGGAGCGTCAATCACAGACGGCATCGGCATTGGAACGAGCATTCAAGACCATCGACAAGATTGAGCAGCGCGTCAGCGCGATCGAGAAGGCTAACGTCAAGCACAGCACGACCAGCATCTGGGTCGACCGCGGAATCTCCGCAGCTTTTGCGATCGCGGCGATGATTATTCTCCGCAGCATGGGGATCACCTGGTGATCGAGGCCCTGATCGGCCCGGTCACCGGGCTGCTCGACAAGTTCGTCGAAGACAAAGACCAGAAGGCCCGGTTGGCGCATGAAATTGCGACGATGGCGGAAAAACATGCGCAGGAAAGTGCGCTAGCGCAGATCGAGGTCAACAAGGCCGAGGCCGCGAGCCGGAATGTTTTTGTGGCGGGCTGGAGGCCCTTTATCGGATGGACCTGCGGGGTGGCCCTGGCATGGCATTTTGTACTCGCGCCCTTCGTACTCTTCGCGGCTGGTTGGGCCGGGGTCGAGCTGCCGAAGCTGCCGGCCTTCGATATGGACAACCTGATGACGGTTCTGCTGGGGATGCTGGGCCTGGGCGGGCTCAGGACCTGGGAGAAGACCAAGGGGATCGCCCGATGAAGACCGGGCCCGATGGCCTGGAGCTCATCAAGCACTTTGAGGGCTGCGAGCTCAAGGCCTACTGGTGCCCGGCTGGCGTCCTGACCATCGGCTACGGCCACACCGCCGACGTCGACGAGGGCGATGAGATTGAGCAGGAGGACGCCGACCGGCTCCTGGAGGCGGACCTGGAGGAGTTTGAGCACTATGTGCTCCAGTTTGTCGAGCCTGAGCTCACGCAGCACCAGTTCGACGCCATCGTGGCGTGGACCTTCAACCTGGGGCCGGGGAACCTCAAGGAAAGCACGCTCCTGAAGCGCCTGAACGAGGGGGACTTCGATGACGTGCCGGCCCAGATCCTCCGGTGGACCAAGGCCGGCGGCAAGGAGCTCCCTGGTCTTGTCCGCAGGCGCGAAGCTGAGGCTTTGCTGTTCCTGGGAGAGGACTGGCGGAAATGTCTAGCCTAGCGATCAAGGATTTCGACCTACTCTCCGACAGTGAAAAGGCGGAGGCCATGGCCCTGCTCAAGCGCTACGACGCGCTTGAGAAGCAGGAGAGCGCGCAGAAGAATTTCCTGTCCTTCGTGAAGACCCAGTGGCCTGACTTCATCGAGGGCCGCCACCACCGGATCATCGCCGAGAAGTTCGACCGCATCGCCGCCGGCAAGCTGAAGCGCCTGATTGTCTGTTTGCCACCGAGGCATTGCCTTGAGACTGATACCCCGGTGCTGACCACCGATGGCTGGAAGACCATGGCCGAGGTCGAAACCGGGGACTATGTCTTTGGACCAGACGGCCAGCCCACTCGCGTCACGGGCAAATCTCCGGTCTACGAAGACGTTGAGCTCTACCGCGTGACGACCAACGACGGCGCCTCGGTCATCACTGACGCAAAGCATCGCTGGTGGGTGCGCCTGGACCGCAAGCACAAGAAGTTCAAGGAGTACACGACAGAAGAGCTCTGGCAGCGCGATCAGGGGTCCTTCTTGCGCCGCCACAGCAGCGGCACGCTGGAGATCCGCCCTGGAGCAGTGGCGAACCCTAGGGCCGCCATGATTCCCGACACAGAGGCCGTGGAGCTCCCTGAGCGTGATCTCCTGGTGGATCCTTATGTGCTCGGGCTTTGGCTGGGCGACGGTTCAAAGCATCAAGCCATTATCACCGCGCATGATGACGACGCAGGCTTCTATCGAGCAGAGTTTGCTCGCCGCGGCTACGAGACCACCGACCAGTCTACGCGCTTCTCTTTTGGCATCCTGAACTTGAAAGTGAAGCTGCGGGATATTGGCGTGCTTGGGAACAAGCACGTCCCGGCAGATTACATGGTCGCCAGCATTGAGCAGCGAAAGGATCTTGTGCGCGGCCTGATGGACTCTGACGGGAATGTGTCGAAGGCCGGGCAGTGCTTCTTTGCCCAGAAGGACCGGGCGCTGATCGACCAGTTCAGGGAGCTCCTCTGGTCCCTGGGCGTCAGAAATACGGTGCAAATTTCTGAGGCCAAGATTGGCGATCGATCCTATGGGCCGACCTACAAGGTGTCTTTCTACGCTCCGGATCTTTGCCTGTTACCCCGCAAGCGCGAGCGCGCTAAGGCGACTGTTTATGGGCGGTTTATCCGCATCGAAAAGCTAGAACGCCGCGGCAACGTGCAATGCGTACAGGTTGAGCGCGAGGATGATCTATTCCTCGCCGGCAAGGGTCTGGTCTGCACTATGAACAGCAAGTCCGAATTTGCCTCGACCTTCTTCCCGGCGTGGATGATGGGGCGCCGCCCGAACCTGAAGATCATCCAGGCGACGCACACCGCAGAGCTCGCGGTGCGGTTCGGCCGCCGGGTGCGGAACATCATCGACAGCGATGAGTTCCAGGAGGTCTTCCCGAACCTGAAGATCATCCAGGCGACGCACACCGCAGAGCTCGCGGTGCGGTTCGGCCGCCGGGTGCGGAACATCATCGACAGCGATGAGTTCCAGGAGGTCTTCCCGAGCCTGCAGCTTGAGGGCGACAACAAGAGCGCCGGCCGCTGGACCACCAACGGCGGTGGCGAGGCCTTCTACTCGGGCGTGGGCGGTGCGATCACCGGCCGCGGTGCTGACCTGCTGGTGATTGACGACCCCGTATCGGAGCAGGACGCGCTCTCGGCGACGGCCCTGGACAGCATCTACGAGTGGTACACCTCCGGCCCCCGGCAGCGTCTCCAGCCCGGCGGGATCATCGTGATCGTCATGACCCGGTGGTCGACCAAGGATCTCGTGGGGCGCGTGCTGAAAAAGCAGGGCGACGACTACGCGGACCAGTGGGAGGTGGTCGAGTTCCCGGCCATTATGCCCGAGAGCGAGGAGCCGCTCTGGCCTGAATACTGGAAGAAGGAAGAACTTCTCTCGGTCAAGGCCTCGCTGCCCATCGCGAAGTGGAACGCGCAGTGGATGCAGAACCCGACCGCCGAGGAGGGCTCGATCGTCAAGCGCGAGTGGTGGCGGCGCTGGGAGCCGGACCACGTCCCGGCCTACAGCTACGTCATTCAATCCTACGATACGGCCTACAGCAAGAAGGAGACCGCCGACTACTCGGCGATCACCACCTGGGCGATCTTCCAGCCCGAAAATGACGGGCCCGAGCAGATCATCCTCCTCGACGCCAAGCGCCTGCGGGTAGACTTTCCGGAGCTCAAGCGTGCGGCCATGGAGGAGTACCGATACTGGGAGCCGGACTGCGTGCTCATCGAGGCCAAGGCCTCGGGCACGCCCCTGACCCACGAGCTCCGGCGCATGGGTATCCCGGTGACCGCGTATACGCCGAGCCGGGGGCAGGATAAGATCGCCAGGATGAACAGCGTTGCCCCGATCTTTGAGTCGGGTATGGTGTGGGCACCGGAGCAGACCTTCGCCGAGGAGGTCATCGAGGAGATGGCCTCGTTCCCCTACGGGGACCACGATGACTTCTGCGACTCGGCGACCATGGCCTTGATGAGGTTTCGCCAGGGCGGATTTGTTACCCTTGACGAAGACTATCAAGAAGAGATGCGGCCGCTACGGCGAGACAGGGTGGTTTATTACTGATGGCTATCGAAAAGCGCGAGCTCGGCACCCAGGACGATCCGGACATCATGGTCACGGGCAATCAGGTGGAGGTCTTCCCTGAGCCGTCCCGGGAGGACCAGGTGCGCGACGCGGCCATGGTCCTGGTGGCGGAGGAAGGGATCCTCATCGACGACGAGATCGATGCGATGCCGGAGATGCCCCAGGCCGGCCACGACGAGAACCTGGTCGACTACATTGATGCAGGGGATCTCTCGACCCTGGCCGGGGACGTCCTGTCCTCGATCAAGGCCGACAAGGACTCCCGCTCGGACTGGGAGAAGACCTACGTCGACGGCCTGAAGTACCTGGGCATGCGCTTCGACGACACCCGCTCCCAGCCCTTTGAGGGCGCCTCTGGGGTGATCCACCCGATCCTGGCCGAGGCCGTGACCCAGTTCCAGGCCCAGGCCTACAAGGAGCTCCTGCCGGCCAAGGGGCCGGTGAAGACCGAGATCGTCGGCATGCGCACGGTTGAGGTCGAGCAGCAGGCCGAGCGCGTCGGCAACTTCATGAACTTCTACATCATGAATGTGATGGAGGAGTTCGACCCCGAGCTCGACATGCTCTTGTTCTACCTGCCTCTGGCCGGGTCCGCCTTCAAGAAGGTGTATTACGACACGGTGCTCAATCGCGCGGTGAGCAAGTTCATCGCCCCCGAGGACCTGATCGTGCCCTACGAGGCCCCGGACATGTTCTCGGCCGAGCGCGTGACCCACGTCCTCAGCATGAGCAAGAACGAGATTCGGAAGCTGCAGCTGAACGGGTTCTATGCCGACATCGAGCTCAAGGGCGGCAGCGGCCACTACTCCCGGGACGAGATCGAGGAGCAGATCGACGAGATCGAGGGCCAGTCCCCGTCCTACCAGGAGATGCGCGACCGCACGGTCTACGAGGTCCACACGATCCTAGACCTGCCTGGCTTTGAAGACGTCGGCGAGGATGGCGAGCCTACGGGGCTGAAGCTGCCCTATATCGTCACCATCGACGAGGACTCGCAGCAGGTCCTTGCCATCCGCCGCAACTGGCGCGAGCAGGACCCGGCGAAGCGCAAGATCAATTACTTCGTGCAGTTCAAGTTCCTCCCCGGCCTGGGCTTCTACGGCCTGGGCCTGAGCCACATGATCGGGGGCCTGTCGAAGGCCGCGACCTCGATCCTGCGCCAGCTGATCGACGCCGGCACCCTGGCCAACCTGCCCGCCGGCTTCAAGGCTCGTGGGATGCGGATCCGGGACGAGGACAACCCGCTTCAGCCTGGTGAGTTCCGGGACATCGACACCACCGGCGGCAGCCTCCGGGAGAACCTGATCCCGCTCCCGATCAAGGAGCCGTCGAACGTCCTCATGCAGCTGCTCGGGCTGCTCGTGGAGAGCGGCAAGCGTTTTGCCTCGATCGCCGACATGAACGTCGGGGACATGAACCAGCAGATGCCCGTGGGCACGACCGTGGCGCTCCTGGAGCGCGGCACGAAGGTCATGAGCGCGATCCACAAGCGCCTGCACTACAGCCAGAAGATCGAGTTCCAGCTGATGGCCAGGGTGTTCAACGAATACCTGCCGCCGGAGTACCCGTACCAAACGGGCTCCGGCCAGCAGGTGATCTTGAACCAGGACTTCGATGGCCGGGTCGATGTGATCCCCGTCTCGGACCCGAACATCTTCTCCCAGAGCCAGCGCATCACCATGGCCCAGGAGCTCATGACCCTGGTCCAGTCTAATCCTGAGATCCATGGCCCTCGCGGGATCTATGAGGCCTACCGGCGCATGTACGCGGCCCTGGGGGTCGATGACATCGACACCCTCCTGCAGCCGCCTCAGGAGCCTCAGCCGCCCATGCCGGTGGATGCGGGCCTGGAGAACTCCGGGCTGCTCCTCGGTCAGCCTGCGCAGGCCTTTGAGCCCCAGAACCACCTTGCCCACGTCGACGCCCACCGGCAGCTGTTCCTGACCCAGGTTGTCAAGGA